TCGCACATGTCCTGGGGCGATATGCCTGAGAGCTCAGCTTATTGGCGCGGCGAGCGAGGCTTCTACACTAACTATTGGGGTGTGCAGAATATCGCACGCACTAAGGCATGGGCCACCAATAACGGACGTGTACCATCGAGCAACGAGCCCGTAGGACCGCAGGCCGGCAACAGCGAACCAGTGCGCCCGTCTGCATTCGAGACATCAGAGTATTGCGCCGACCTCCGTGCTGCCTACAAGACCTACGAGGAGTATCTGGAGAAGTGCTACGCTGTGGTATGTCCGCAGAAGTATGGATGCTTCTCACTGCCCGACGGTGCAACAATGGCCAAACTTTACGCACAAAAGACTGCGCCCACCAAGGATGGCGGCACCAAGTACAAGTTCCCCGCTCTCTACTACGGCTATAATCGCTCGTATGGCGTTGCAGGTCTCGACTTTGGCGATTGGCACCTGCCTGACGTATTGGAAGGAACCCTGCTAATGAAGGACGCATGTATCAACACGCTTGCTCCGAGCATAACCAAGATGGGAACTACCGCAGTGAATAATAGCGCGGGCCGGTGGTTCGCCACGAGGTACAACGTCAACAGCGCTTGGTTTTTCGACGGTTGGGACGGCGTTCTCACCTACGTCACCGTCTTTACCGCGGTCCGGTCTCAGGCGGTCGCGCTTCTGGAAATTGATTAACTCCTAATATAGGCTCTCACGTCATCGCGAAAGCGTGACGTGAGGCCCTTGTACTTCAGGCAAACAATGAACGAACACAAGAAACCACGCGGACATAAGGCGCACAACGACAAAGATTCCATTCTTGCCGACGCAAAGAATCTATTGCTCATTTTATATCCCGCCATCCAACGGATGCCGAAGATAGAACGGATAGAAGGTGCGCCGGTAGAGATGAAGAAGGCAGCGCAGAACATTATCCGGCATTTCTCCATTGCAAAGGAATGTCAGGAAGTGCGACAAGAACGCATCCGTGAAATCTTTGGTGAGTTCGGTATATTGTTGGCAAACTTTGAGCTTTGCATCGTGCAAGGGCTCCTGACAGATAAGGATAAACTGAGTATCGCTACGCAGTTGGAACGAATAGAGGAAGGTGTCAGGAAGTGGAGAAATGCGGCACGGTCGCTTAAACGTCAGGAGCAGCAGACGGTCGGCCCAAACGGGCAAGAGGTTGCTGCCAGACATGAATAAGGTGAAAGGGAGCCCGGCTATCATTTATAGCAGAATCACAGATGCGGCTCCGACCCGCACGAACCGGTGGTTCGCCACGAGGTACAACGTCAACAACGCTTGGAATTTCAACGGTTGGAACGGCAATCTCAACAACAACAACGTCAATAACGCGATCCGGTCTCAGGCGGTCGTGATTTTACCTGTATTCGCTGTATTGCGCTTTTATCTATGACTGATGTATCGTTCTTTTCGATGTTGCTCGACCTGATGTTCTCCACCAGGAGAAATAAGCGTTACGGGCGCGATTCGATGGCCTTCGAGGTAAATTGGTCGCCGCTTCTTGTTCGCATGATGCACGAGCTCACGGAAAGAACATTCCGCATACTCCACAACTACACCTTCCTTACTTCTATACCTAAATGGCGCGAGATATTCGCAACAGAGTTCGTTGGTCGGTTAGCCGACCATTTATTATGTGACACTCTTAAGCCGTATATCGAGCGGACGCTGCACCCTCGTACATTCAACAACCGCGAAGGCATGGGCTCGCAAGCGGCCATGAACCAGGTGATAGAGGATATATTCGAGGTATCGCAAGGTTACACGCAGACGGCCTGGATAATCAAGTGGGACTTAGCGGGATTCTTTCCGAATGCCGACTGCACATACATGGAGTATGAATTCGACCGCGTTATTGAGAATTATCAGGACGAAATATCAGCGCAGTACGGCGAGTGGATGCCATCGTTCCTGAAATGGTTGGCAATGGTCACTATTCATTGTTGCCCTGCAAAGCATTATGAGCGACGCACGCCTAAATACCTATGGGAGCGGCATATCAAACCCGAGAAGTCAATCCTAAATAAGCCCGACGGTATAGGTGTACCCATTGGTCGCATGACATCACAGACAGGAATGGGATTGTATATCAATGACGAGGTGGCGTGGCTGAATGACGAATGTGGAATTCGCACCACGGTATTCATGGACGACGGTGTAATGATAGTGCCGGACAATGCCAAGATGTACGCGCTGAGCCTAATGCCCAAACTGCGCCAACGGCTCAGCGCAAAAGGCGTCATGATGAATGACCACAAATTCTATTGTCAGCAGCATTGGAAAGGTCTTGAATTCTTGGGCAGCCACATACGCCCGTGGAGCATTATACTGAATGATGCTACATGGTCTCGATGTATCGCCAGAATACACGAATACAACCAACTTGCCGAGGTCGAGAAGTACAGAGAGCTCGACCGCTTTATTTCAACCGTAAACTCCTACACAGGACTACTGAAGAACCGTACATCGTACAACCGCATCATGCAACTTAAAGCCACCATCGGTGAGGAGTGGTGGCAGTGGTTAGATTGGGACCAACGCCGTCAGTGCGTAGTCAGTAAACCTCAGTACGGACTTCGCCAGAGATTAAACGATAAATATAAATTAAAACTGAAACGGAAATGAAAAAGTCAGAAATCATTGAGCTCATTAATGCTCAGCAGACAATTATTCTCGACAGAGAGGCCAGGCTATCAAGTACCGACTACATCGCTGCCAAGATAGCAGAGGGCGCAGCCACCAAGGAGGAGTATGCCGACAAGATTGCAGAGCGTCAGCAGTGGCGCGATGACATCAATGCGGCACAGACAGAAATCGCCCGCCTCGAAGCCATCGAGCCGGAGCCCGACGCAGAGCCGGATGTAAAAGAGTAAGCAGCCATCAGAATAGAGCGCAGTAAACCTATTACTGCGCTTTGTTCGCTTTGTAAAGAGACTACAACTATGGCATATTCAAGTGACATGATGCAGTACATTATCAAGGTGCTGAACAAGAAAAGCCCTGCGGACACTCCATTCGGTGAGCGGACCAACTTCCAGGAGGCTATCTGCCTGCACGCCAACGTGACGTGGGATAAGGGGCAGAAGGCTCTGGCGCAATGTGCGCTCGAGAATACGGACACCATCCTGATCCGAACGCGCTACGCCTCGCAGATTGACCGTAACAGCCTGATAGAATACGAGGGCATCACCTACCAGATACAGAGCCTCCATTCCGACCGCCGCGCCAATACCACACAGATTGTGGCCACCGAAATGAACGGTGCAGCAAGGCAGGAGGAGGAAACGACAACGACAACGCCAACAACAACACAGGAGGCGGTGGAAGAGTAAAAATCGACTTGCTATATCGTTTAACTAATAACTCAAGTAATTATGAAAAAAGAAATCGCAATCGTACATTTCAACACTCCAGAGCTGACAAAAGCTCTCGTGAAAAGCATCCGCAAACATGGTGGCGAGGACATCCACATTACCATCCTCGACAACTCGGATGAGCGTCCTTTGAAGGGCACCATCAAGGGCTGTAAGATCATCGACAACACCAAGGGGCAGCTCATAGACTTTGAGGCTGAGCTTGCCAAGTTCCCGAACAAGCAGGAGCATGTCCGCCTCAGCTCTAACTACGCGAGCACCAAGCACGAAATGAGTGTGCAGTTACTTTTTGACCTCCTGCCAGATGGCTTTGTCCTGATGGATTCGGACATCCTCATCCGCAAGGACATCAACTTCCTGTTCAACGAGAAGTATGCAGCAGTTGGAGCAGTGCAGCGCAGACAGCCTCACTACAAGGTGGAGATTAACCGACTGCTGCCTATGCTCTGCTATCTGAATGTGCCACTGCTGAAGGCTCATGGCGCAAAATACTTCGACCCTGAGCGCACCTTCGGCCTGCTGCCCGACATGCTCGACCGCAATAATTGGTACGACACCGGCGCAGTCATTTTGGAGGACATCCGAAGGACTAAGCCCGAATTGGTGGCCCTCGTCTACTCGTCTCTCACCTCCTACTATGTACACTACGTGCATGGCAGTTGGAAGAAGAACGACCTGGACAACCAGAAGAAGTGGCTCGATGCCAACAGCGCCCTGTGGAAGTAATCCCACAGGTGCGCTCCCACAAGCGCAACTAAAAAGCAAAAAGAGATATGGATAATTTTTTCATTAATTGGATAAGACGCAGAGAGACAAAGCCGACACCTCCCGCTCCTGCTCATGGTACGGGCGTACCTGCCAATACCAATCAGCAGCCGCCAGAGGTGAAGTCGGCATCCTTCGAGGAGCGCATTGTGCGCATCACCCGTCCTGAGATGACTCCCACCATCGCATCCATCTACCGTGCAGTAGAGCTGAAGGCTAAGACCATCGGCCAGATGGAGATGCAATATCAGCGCAAGGATGCAGAGAAGGGCAACTTCGTACAATCCATGTACGGAGATGGCAGGCTGATGAATTGGATGTTACAGAAGCGGCCCAATCCCCTTATGACGGGTGCCGAGCTTTTCCAACAGATGAGCGTACACCGCGAGCTGTTGGGCAATGCTTTCGTCTACATAGAGCGCGACGATGTGGGCACTCCTGTTAACTTTTGGTTGGCCCTCTGCGGCGGCTATAACGAGCTGAACGGTACCTATACCCTGACATGGCTCAGTGAGGACGGCGTGAAATCGGGATTCGAGATTCCACGCGAGGACGTGATTCATTGGCGCAACACCTACCGCTCTGGCATGAACGGCTTTATGGGTATTCCTACACATGTATATGCTATTCAGACACTCAGCATCATCGCCACACAGAAGCAGTTGGCATTGGAGACGGCAGCCAAGGGCGGACGTACCAAGCTCCTCATCGGTGAGGACAAGCCTGCGCAGCCTAATGGCACTATGGCGGCAGGCCTCTTCAACAAGGAGACGATGCAGAAGTATGCCGACGAGATCAGCGACCGCATAGCCGTGAAGGATGTCACGGCACTGCGAGGACTTGACAAGGTATTCCAGATAAGCATGACCGCC